CGGTCCTTGTTCAAGATGCCATAAACATCCCACGCCGCACCGTAATACTTAGATCCCCAGATCTCGATCGTATTAAAGGTTCCTACTGGTCGAGAATACGCGGCGGCAAACTTGGGTGGATCATCATCAAACGCTTGAGAGCCTATGAACGTATTGTCCTCAAGAAGATAAAATTCTGGATTTTCGAGTATCTCCTTGAGCTTCATCTCAATAGATCTCAGGCGCCTCTGGCACCACAGGATCCTCAGGACGCAGACGAAGCAGGACCTCGCTTGAGGGAACGATGACAAAGTCCTCACCTAGCTGACGGATCGTCTTCAGGTCGGTCTGGCAAAAGATCACGTTGTCACCTGGCTCGACGTCCACCTTGATGAGGTCACCCTGTGGGGTATACTTACCCGGGCCGACCGAGACGACGACTCCCTCCATCGGAGCACCCTTCGCACCGGAGTTCTTCCCGTACGTCGTGATGATCCCCGCCTCGGTCGTCTTAGACAGAACGCGCTTGATCAGGACGAGGTCATGAAGCAGAGCAAACTTGCTCATGACGTTTCCCCTGGAACCCCCGCGATCAAGATCGCTTGCGCGATGATCGCCTTGTACACCGCTTCTAACGCAACAAGAAGATCAGGAGCGGTGCCCAGCTCCGACAGCTCCTGGTGAACGTTGATCAGGTTATTGAAGTGATTGATCTTGAAGTTTTGACGCTCTTGGTCTAGCTGTTGTTGATCTAACGCGGTTGAAGGTTGGACGGTCATGTGGGTTCCTCGATGGTTAGGAGTTCTACAGCAGGTACTGCATCTAGTGTTTCTGGTTCTAGTTGAAGCTCTTCAAATTGTTTTTCGCCCTCAGCGATCTCGGGATTGCTCTTGAGCAGCTGCTCAGCTAGCTCCTCGGTGAAGTCTCCTCGTTGGAACTTCTTGGGTGCACCGTTGATCGTAGCTGTCAACCATGAGCCTGACGCCGTGACGATTCCCTCCTCGATGAAGTAGTCAAGCAGACCCTCCGTTCGGCTCAATCCGATCGTGAAGGGAACGCGTAGAGTGATCTTGGTACCTGGCTTGACGAACCGGGACTTGTAGTTCTCGACCTTCATCCTGATTCCGATCACGTCGTCACCATCCTTCAGCTTGAGCTTGGTGAGGAGAACGATCTGTGATGCCGAGTACTTGACACCGTTCGTGATCGCCCAGAGTCCGTCACCTGCCATCGGGTCTGCTGGGTAGACCTGATCGGTCAGGACCATCGTCGCGTTGAACCGAGGAAGACGTGACACCAGGGTGCGCAGCAGGTGCTTCTTCATCTTAGCTGATTGCCCCTGGTCACCGGTTTGAATTCCCTTTTCGAACTTTTCGTTCTCAGAATCTGTCAAGCAATTACCGAGGGAATCAAGCACGATCAAGATCTTGGGAGCGGTCTTGTTAAAACGTCCGTATTCCTTCTCGTATCCCTTGAAAAACTCTGAGAGAATCGAGGTGACGTCCTGGATCGTGACAACCTGCACGTAGGTAAGTTTCTCTCCAGAAACGTCAATTCCAACACGCTTCATGAAATCTGGGTCGAGCGCGTTCTCAGAGTCAAGTACTAGTGAATAGCAATCTTGCTTCTGCGCTTCACGCAGGATATTACAGACGATGAATGACTTCCCGACCGCGCTTGGACCACAGAGAGATGTGATGCGACCCTGTGGGATGCCCTTGAAGTAAGAACCAGACAGCACCTTGTTGAGCGCGTAGTTGCCAGTGTCGTACCAGAAGGAGGGAGGTGAAAATTCTGTCGAGATGTTTTCAAGCTTCTCAAGCTCACGCTTAAAATTTTTAAGAAAGGTGGGGATCATGACAAGTTATGAAGAGATGAAAAAGAGCTGGGGAGCACTCCAGCTCTTGTACTACAAGACTTAAACAGCAGATGCTTGAGCGGTACGTTCCTTCAGCTTGCGAAGGATCTCTTGTGGAGACAGCTTCGCAGGAGCTGCAGGTGGAGTCTCAGCTACAGGAGGAGTAGAAGCGGCGACGACGGTCGCTTGCACCGACTGAGTGGGCTTCGTTTCAGCCAGCTTCTGGTCAAGCGCTGGGCTCCCTGTTGACTGCTCAGGAGCGGGTTCGCTCTCGGCGTAAGCCGCACCTGTCAGAGCTGCCTCGATGATCGCCTCCATCTGTTCACGCTCGATCTTCACGTACCTGAACTTCTTCAGGTCATAGAGCTCGATCCGAGCCTCGATCTCAGGGTCGATCCCCGTCGAGCGGCGACCAAAGTCAGACGTCGTGTAATCGGCGTACTCACCTTGTTTGGTCTTGAAGATGTCGAAGTCGTAGCCGTTCTTCAGGTCATACGGCATGTAATCCATGTCACCCTTGATGATCTTCGACTCGATCACCTTGTAGATCTTGGGGCCCAACTGGATGAGACGCACCGGGTTCTCGTCATCCTTGATCGGGTACGGGAAGGAGGAGTGCTTGACGATCCCCTGAGCGATGTAGTCAATCTTCTTCCAGAACTTCTTCCCCATCGCGGTGTCACCGGAGCTGTAGTACTCTTGTGACTTCTCGCAGCAGGCACAGCTCTCGCCGTACATCTTTCCGCAAGCAACTCGCTTCTTCTTGCCGTTGACGATCAGTTCATGGTAGGTATTTTGGACGATGAACCCGAGAGGATTTTGATCATCGGCGTCCGGGAGGAAGCGGAACTTGGACGCGGTGTCCATCTCCATCTTGAAAAAGGGCCAGAATTTATCCCAAAACCCCGTATTTTCTCCGTCGCTGGGCTTTTCGGACTTCTTTTGAAACGCGGCCTTCAGTGCTGCCATATCTAGTGCCATGGTATTGCTCCTTATGAATAAAACAAGTTATGAGTGATGCAAACCGTCCCTTGACGGATTTGCAGGTGTATTTATAAGATCTGGCTTTGACACTTCCTGCTGAGCCAAATAAATTTCATGGATCGATTTTACCACCTCTCCTCGGTCAGGTATATTTTCTAGAATCGGCTTCAAGATGTCAAGTAGAGGGTATCGTTGTCTTGACTTGAAGCGTTTCCAATATTGAGGATGGTAGGTCGAGATGTGCTCAACCTGTTGATCGATGCAGCTCTGGGTGGCCACCTTACCTAGAGCGATCACCTTGACAGGTTCCATTAACTTGACGAAGGAGGAGAGGTGAACTCGATCACCGTTGTTGAAGAGAGCGTTCAACCAGAAGAGCTTGCTCTCGGGAAATCCCTCCTTTTCAAGGAGAGCGTTGATCCAGCCAGAGCACCCTCGATGGTCACAGAAGGCTTGTTGCTCGGGAGTGTTCTCGTTGAGCCTTGCAGCTTGCTCTCCGATCAGAAGAACGTTGCCGCGAAAGAAAGCTCCGACACCGAAGGGGGCTCGGCTGAGCTTTCCTAGCTCGATGCGATCAAGGTAACGTTGTACGCTCACGGAGCAGATCTTAATCCACTCCGTTCGTAGAGAGTACTTTACGGGGTGATGGATCTCTTTGATGCGGCAAGAACAGGGTCAAGCTCCGTCTCGACAAGCTTCTCAACCGCGATCTCACCCTCTTGTACGATAGATTCAAGCTTACCTAGCCAGCTCTTCGCTTCACCCTCAAGAGTTACAACCTCTTGACCGATAAGCTGTTCGGCAGCCTTTGCCAACATCGCAAGCTTGGCTGACTGGTGATCCTTGATGATGAAGAAGATCGCAGCTCCCACCGCAACAAGCATGATGGCCCAGATGATCAGTGTGATGTCCATGTGTGACTGTCCTTAAAGGTAATTATTTATCCGTCTCTTTTTTCTTTCCGATGATCTTTTCAGCATGGTCGAGACTGTGCGGATCGTCATGAAGGCTGTAGATCCATTTTTTATTGCCGGCGAGCTTTTTCCACGCCATTCTCTGTTCTCCCTCGGCCTGACCCTTAGTCATCCCACTCTGGACTCTTCGGCCGTCAATAAACATGGCCCACTGGTACCCGTCGTCACCCTCCATGCTCATCGGCTTGATCTTCACGGCATCGACAACATCTTTACCATACACAGAGTACAATTCATCTTTTCTTTCTTTTTGCATTTCTCTTGAATATTTTGCAGATTCTTTCTTTCGTTCCTTGCGGCCGTCAAGAGCTTTTAAAGATCTCTCACGACTCTCATTGTAACGCTTGATATAATCTTCTAGGTAAGTCCTCAACACAGAAAGATCTGGTTTTTCCTTGAAGGTGAGAACGTAACCATTGCTCTTGAACAGGTAGAGATTGTTGATTCTTCCTCCGTTCTTGTTCTCAACAGCGTTGACGATCGATCCCAACTTCTTGATGTTTGCGCGTTCTGAAGCGCTATATTCACCGTTATCTCCACCCTCATGCACACGTGCTGAATCATGATAAATGATGTTCGTGAGCGTATATCGAAACATAGTAATCAGAGGTCCAGTGGTTGGTTTTACAGATACCAACACCTTATTGTTCTCAAGCTCCTTGAACGTAAAGTCGGAGATGGAGACCACAGGACCAAGACGCTCCTTGGCAGCCTTTAGTTTAGCATCGTACGCTTCTAGTAACTGTTGGAACAGCATCATCATTCCCTATAGTGAGAAGGAGAACGGCATGGGCGCGATCTCCTCTACAAACTCGCTCTCTTCATCGTAAAAGCTTCCGTCGCTCCGGTACAACTTGTCAAACACGTCGGTCTCGTAGGCCGACAGATACTTGAGAACTCGCAGGACGATCAGCATGGCCGCCACCAGATCGTCGGTTGATCCGGACTTTGCCTCGTAGCTAGCACCTGTCGCGACGTAGTTCTTGAGCTCAAAGATGAGCATCGACGAGTTGATCGTGAGACCGTTCTTCTGCTTCTCGACGAGGTTCTTGAGGTTACGACAAGCGTCAAGCTTCGTCTTGTTCGCGGTGCGAAACCCCAGCTTCGACCCCTTCTCGTTGATCAAGATCCCGTACTCGGGAAACTTCTCGTCATTGTAGTAGAGAGCACCGATCGCGGCACCTGCCGAGTTGTTCTCGAACGACCAGAAGATCTCAGGACGCTTGCCGGTGTTCTTGTCGACGTAGCTGTGGATCTTGTTGATCACGTACTTGATCGCCTCAAAGAGCTGGTTCTCCTTGATCGTATTGTTGCGATACTCGGCGACCTGCTCAAGCGTATCGACCTCGATCACCTGGATGACCGAGAAGTCCTTTTTCATGCCCTCCGCGACGTCAACCCCGATCACGTAGCGCTTGTGAGGATCAGGCTCCTTCCAAAAGATGAAGCCCTTGTCGGTGTAAAGAGGGTTCTTCCCCTTGAGATTCTGAAGAATCATCGTGTTGATCAGGAGAGGATCAGATGAGAGAAAGAGACATTCATACTCTTGCTTCCAGAGCTCCTCGGTGATCTTATTGATCATCATGGTGCGGTACTCCTCGGTGCGATCTGGGTGCTCGTTCCACTCGACCTCGATCGCCTTGAAGGAATCGGTAAGAACCTTCCCATCCTCGTCAGTGATGACCCCTGATACCGCTTGTCGCCACAGCTGTGCAAACAGGTCAGAGTCACCGTTGGGAGTAGAGGAGACGATGCATGATCCTCCTGTCGACAGCGTGGGAGCTAGAGATGTCCACATCGCCTGTTGGATGTTCTGACGCACGTGCGCAAGCTCGTCCAACATCAAGAGAGAGATCGACTTTCCGCGACCGGTCGTCTCGGTCGTTGAGGTCGAGGTGATCATCGAACCGTTGTCAAACTCGATCGAGTGCCTGTTGTAGGCCTTTACACCTGGCTTCAACCAGTTCGGGAGCTCCTCGTACGAAAAGCGAATTCTGTTCATGATGTCCATCGCTCCAGCGTTGTCCTTCGAGGCGACAAGGATGTTCTTGTGCGAGTTGAAGGACGCAAACCAGAGCAGGTAGATCGAGATGACGGCCGTCTTGCCCAGCTGTCTCCCGGCCTTCATGATACACCAGCGATTGCTCTGGAAGGCCTTGATCGCTCTGACCTGATAGTCGTAGAGATCCATCGCGATCGCGCCCTTCGTCGGGTGCATCACCTTGACGTACTTACCTGCAAAGTAGATGGGATCTCTAGAGCACAGACGTAGCTCTTGGATGCTCTCAGTCGTGTACTCGACGAGCTGGTTGGGCTTCTTGATCAGGTCCTTTTTGGTCATGACGTCAACCTCTCGATGAACTTCTTAAATTCAGCGGAGATGTCATCAAGCTTTTCAAACTCATCACCCTTGACAAGTTTACTATGATGTCCACCTGCACCCTTTACTTGATCAAACTTGATGTCGCTCTTGTTAGAGTAATGCGCTAGAGTTTCAGGGTTATCATGAAGCCCAAATAGAAAGTGGCTCGTCTTCCTTGATGTTACCGATTGAAAATAAATCTTCCGAATCTTTTTTGTTCTATGCGCTACTAATGAGATATACTCATTATCATAGTGAAAATACACATAGTATGCTCCGCTGTCATCATTGTCATTTAAGAGAAGATTGACAGGCGAACCAGGTAGTCGAGCATTTATGTTCGTGTTAATTCTTGACGGCGGTGACACATCTATTCCAGGTATCTTCTTAAGCCTAGATGTAAACGCATTTTTGAATTCAGTGCTGATCTTCTTCAGGTCACCGTTATGTTTGTCAATCATCTCATTGACGAACTGATCAAGCGTCATTCCAGCACCTAGAGCTTCAAAGAGCTGTTCAAGTTTCATCTTAGGCTCAGCTTCTCGTCATCAGCCTTGAGAGCGTATTTACGGATCTTGTCGATGTAGCCGTTGTTTCGAAGCGCCTTGAACACAAGGTTCTCGATGCTCATCTCTCCGCCCTTCGAGAGACCCGCTTGTCGGTACTTCCAGAGCTTGTCGGTGATCCTCTTGATCGTCTCCTTATTGACGGTCTTTGAGTCAACGACCTCGTCGATGTCATTGATCAGCTCTTGAGCCTTCGCGCTGATGACGGTCGAGTCGATCTTGAGTGATCTCCAGGACGGCTCCTTGATCCACTGGTGATTCTTGATCGAGTAGCATCCCGAGTCATCAACGAGCTTATCAGTGGAATCAGACGCGTACACCTCGACCGGGTGTCCCCTGATCTCGACGTCGTGGTGATCATTCCAAACCGTCTTCTTCGCGAGCAGACAGCTGGCGGGGTCGACGCAGCAGGTGTGCTTGCCCTTCTTAAGCTCGGCGTAGTCTACCAGCACGTGCACGTCGATGTCGGAGAGCTCCGTCCAGTTGTAGTTCGCGTTGCTCCCTGTCAGCACGTAGTCCTTGATCACTCTCTGGGGGAGCTCAAGCGACTCGATGAAGTCCTCGGCGATCGCGACCAGGTGCTCCTCCACCTTCGGGTCGATCACCGGCACGTTACCCTTACCGACGCTCCAGAGCTTCGGGTTGAGCGTGTGGTGATAAGAGAGCTTGGGATCAAAGAGCTCAAGGAGGAACATAGCTGAACCCCCAGTTGTAGGTGACAGGGTCGATGTCGGTATTTGACGCGACAAAGTGAATCGAGGTCGGGTTGTAAGCGTTGAGAAAGATCTGGATCGAGGCCTGTGCAAAGTCAAGGATAGCTTGGTCAGCAGGGGGCCACTGGATCAGTGAGGTCGACAGGTCATCACCGTAACGGATCAACGAGACGAACCACGTTTGACGCTGTCCTGCGGTGACGACCCCGAAGTTTGCCTTGAAGGCGAGAAGGGCACCGGTAATTCTCGCGTACCGCAGGTAGTGCTGATGGTCAAAGATACCTCTCGGTCCCCCGTAACCGTCGATGACGACCGTGTCAAAGTTGTTGACCGCATCATTGTTCCGGTTCGCGTAGTCGTACTCCTCACCCTCGAAGGTGAACTCAGCTGTCACTTGGCCTCCTCGCTGGTCCAGAGACCGTTGGTCTGTCATTGAACTTCTCGATCGAGTTCAGCTCAAGCCGAAGCAGATCATTGAACCTACGCGTACTCAGTGTCAAACAAGGATCGGTGATCACGAGCGTTGATCCGCGCTTCATCACGTTACCAGATCCGATGTCAAGACGGTTCTCCTCGTTGAAGATCTTCTTGAGATCAACAAAGACCTCGTAATACTTCTCTAGCATCTCCTGCTGCTCAGGTAGGATGTCCGCGTACTCGTTTTCGAAGTAGCTGATCACCTCCTTGAGACCGGGTCTCGTCTCACATATCGTGAAAAATTCTACTACCTCTACCGGGGTCTTGGGAAACTGTTCGTTTGTGCTGATCGGGTCAAGCAGCTCCATCTTGATGTACTTGATCTTATCTGGAAACGAGACAGGGCGCTTGAAGAACGCGGAGAGCTCCTTGATGTTAGACTTGAACCTCGGGAGAATCGGGTTGTCAGAGTGCTTCTTGCAATAATCAACGTACTTCTCGTAGCTCTCGTCCTTAACCCAGAACTTGTAGACGACCCTCTCCTTCTCGCTGTAGAAGACCTCGGCGGCGCGACCCTCACCCAGCTTCTTGAGCCCGAGATCCTTGATCAGCTCTCGCAGAGTCTTCTTGTAGAAGCCCTTGACGCCGTTGAGCTCATCAAGTCTCATCGGTCTTGCTCGTGTCGATCTAGAGAACCATAGTGAGATCCTATGCAGTACTTGTTTCTTTTTCTGTCGCGCCAAAGATACACAAATCCATAAATCATTTTTTGTTCTCAACTATAGCATTAGCATTCAAAATTTGGTCCAACAATGTATTTCTGTCTAATGTCATCACAAGATTGTTTTGAACTTGTCGCGGTCCCTCATTCTTCGCGAGCTGGAGCTTCATGCGATTTGTCTTGGCGTTCACGCGAGTGTTGACAGTATTCAGAGCGATCGCCAGGCTCTGCAGCGCAACCTCCATGTTGCGCGCCGCAAACTTGGGATCGACCTCTTGCGCCATTCTAGACTGCTGCTCGAAGCCCTCGATCGCGACATCGTAGATCGTGTCAAGCTGTCCAGAGATCTTGAGATCCTCGAGGCGTTCCTCCTTCTCTAGCTGTACATCGGTTACGACGGCAGGCCGGTCAATGATCTCTCCGGTGGTTGGGTCGGTGATCGTCTGCGAGAACGAGGGTGATGACGCGACAGAAGTTGTCGGCGGTGTTGATCCTGGAGTCATCCCAAAGACCGCTTCAAGCGGTGAGGGCTCAGGTAAGAGACTATCGTTCTTTTTGCTCATTTTGAAACTCTTCCTTGCTGATCTTGAGGACGTCGCGCGCGTAGTCGTACGCCCACACCGCGTCCTTCGCGATCGCCGGTTCACCCAGCTTGAAGGGTCCCTCG